GTCCTGACTATAACTACCTTCATGCTTCATGCTCCTGGTCTAGTTACTAGTACACAACGCAATACGAACAACTCTCTATTGTTTCTCCAATGGCTAAAGTAAAACACAAAAACCCCGAGTCTCCATGTTAAAGGAGACCCGGGGTCTTGTGTGGTAAACCGCTAAAGCGGTACACTATATTATGACGCAAAATAGCCCTGAATTAAGGGTATAGACATTATTGCAATATTAAGGGCTTTATTACCTGTTTTCGGAAAACTTCTTTATAGAATCTAAAACATTCCCATTACTGAGGCTTAGGCTTTTTATTTGGTCTACTAGAAGTTTGAGTCTTGATTTGATAAACAATACTATCTCTTCTGATTTCTCTTGTTGGTTCTTCCAGATAGCCGAATACATTTCTGGATCATCAGAGAAATTTTGGCCGACAGTTTCTGCAGCTCCTTCGGGGGCACCCTTAAGCGCTATTTTTAATACATCAGGTGGGTTATGTATACCGTGAGATTTTAATGTCTCTGCTATATACCCTACTATATCTGGAGAGAATGGGTTATCGTCCCCTTCGTCTGGAGGTGACAAAAACAAAGCTTCTGTAATACCCCAAGCGCACTCTGAAGGATCTGCAGGGTCAAACAACTTAGGGTCTAGGATATCGCCGTCTAGGATATTACACAGGTCTATGAAGTCGGGTAGCGAAGAGTAGAACTGATCAGTAGTTACTATATTAATACCAGCCATAAGTCTATTGAAGGTATTGTTTGAAATTTTTACGGAGAAGTCTTCTTCTATTTCGCTACGTATAGTCATAGGGTCCCAGTCTAGACCCTCGGTTCCATACGTATCTATAAAGCATATAACTAGAGTAGTTGCGTATGAGCCATCGCTACGCCACACTGCTTTTAAGGTTTCCCTATTAGCGTGTGGCTTAACGTTATTATTACCCTGTCTATTTTTTGTATTTTCCACCTACAGACCTTCTTGTACGGGCCAGCTAATATGTACGCTTTTATCGTTTGTAGCTTCAAACGTTTTTTGTGAGCTAAGGGACTTGCCTTCAGCGTCAACCCATTCCATCCAAGGAGTACCCGAGATTCCTGGTCGGTTCATACCCATTGAGGTCTTACCGTATTCCAATGCGGTTTCTCTTGATTCCTTAGAGTGGGCTTCTTCAATGTTCTTGGCTTGAACTACTATGTTAGCCTTGGACCCTACTCGTTCGCTCTTAAGCGAAACAGCTTTAAGCATGACATTATCCCTTTCTATATAGACGACAATTTATGCTACGCCAACTAGGCTAAACATTAAAATGTCAGTTGTACCAGCTTACCGTCTTCAGCTTTAAATACTATTCTTATTTTTTCTGTTTTGAGGAATTTCTTCATTTTTATTTTATCTTCATCACTCATTCTAGCTATAGATTTTTTAACAGACATTAAGTCTACGGCTACATTTCTAGCCTTTGCTTGGCAGGGCTTGCACCCAGCCTTCTTTGGAGCAGCTGCTGCACGCGCTCTACCGGACTCTAAAGCCATTTTTATATTTTTAAACTCAGCTAAAAAAGATTCATCGTTTAGCATGGAGGCTATTTTTCCATCGTCTAAAACTATTAGTGGTAAATTTTCCATTGTAGCCCTCCTATTATAATGGGTCGCCTATGCCTATAATTTCTTCTTGCACTATAGTGTCCATAATGTCTAAAGTGCTTACTAGTATTTTAACATCTGACACTATAAGATTCCATGCATCTTTTGCAGCATGCTGTGATCTAAACACCAAATCCACGTAATCTTTTCTAAACCAAGCAGGGTTAGCTCCTTGGGCAGGGGCATCTTGATTGAACTCTTCTAGGTCCGATGGCGAGCATACCCCATCAAATTCATCTATTTGTATTGCTTGGGAATTGACTGGACCCCTTATATATCTAAATATAGAGCTGCTCATAAGGTTTGCAGAATAAGCTTCTATTCTCATTCTAAACCCGTCTACATTATTAGTTGTAAACTTAGTTTGTACTAGTTTTTTAAGTTTAATGCCGTGATTACTTGAAGGCACTGTTGAGCCATAGCTCGAGCTCGAGTTAGAACTAGATGATTCACTTTGTGGCATTTTTTGCTCCCCTTTTAGTTATACGGCTATACCCCAAATATTTTCTCACTGTGGCCCCTGCGCGGAACACTAGACCATAGTATAACTCTTTTATCTGCATTCCAGCTTTTCAAATTCCAATTATTTTGCCACATCTGTTCTCCTATGCAAACATCCCCGCCATTGTGGCTTAGCCTAATATCAGGAATATCACATTCTCGTATACACTCTAATTTTACCATCCAGCAAGACCCAGAGGCAAAATGAATCTTAAATCCATTAGGGGAGGAGTTGCCTACCTTATCGCGGAAGTTTTTATTTTTATACCAAGTCCCTTTTTTTATCCATGCCATGTGGGCGTCGTTCATGCTGAAAAAATACCTAGGCCCAATCATGCCTAATCTAGGGTCTGACTTTACCCCGTCTATAGCTACTTGACAAATCTTCTCTAGCCAATCATTATCTACATCCGCCATGGTGTCATCGTCAAACCATATAACCCATTTATTATTTATAGGGTTTTCTTTATCGTAAAACATCTCTCGCATGCAAGGATACTTAAACTTGTTTTCTTTTGATTTATATAGACAGGATATTACTTTAAACTTATGCATCTCCTCTGCCAGTGCGACAGTTTCTGGACAGGCTTCGTTTAGATACACTCTTAAATCAATCTTTCCTTTTGGGGCATTTGATAATGCATTAAGGCATCTTTTATGCATATCTTTAAAATCACCGTACATAAGGAGACAGAGAGTAACTGCCCCGCCTATTGTAGGGTGATCTATGGGGGATATTCGTGGAGACGTCTCTATTGCATTTAGCACCAATGGAGTATTAACAGGTGGCTTACTAATTACAGGTATTGAAAATCGTCTGCTTTCATTAAGTGCGGGGTCATCCGATATGGACACTGAAATATTTACTTTTCTTCCGTCTGGAAGTATTAAGCTAGTTGGCTTATCCACCGCTGGCAGCATTTTGTTATTCTCCCATTCTGGTAACGGACTTATAACCCCACTCATATAATACGACAAAACTGATTCTAGTATTTTATTAACGCCAATTATGTGATGGCATAGAGGAACTGTTTGACCTTCAGGCTCTAGGAAAGGATAGTTACAAAATGACTTATCTCCTTCGCTCTTAAGCACTTTATTTTTCCAACAGGCTCTAGGGCCTTTACAACAATCTAGTAACCCTATAGTGTGTAAGTACTTATGTGGTACTTTTACGTTTAACCCTTTAAATGCAGGGTTCTCTCTTACGTACCCTTCCCACCACCATTCTTCTCTTCCACCAGCTAAAACAACGCAGGGCTTGTTTAACGCAGCGGCGGCGTGCATTGCAAATGTTATAGAGCATACAACCCCGTCTGCGTGATATATTAAGGAAAGTAAATCTCTTAGTGAAGTTTTACCCCTTAGATCTATAGCTCCTTCTAGGGTCCTGTGCACGCTGAGCGGCTTGCCACCATTGTACCCTACCTGAACGCATTTTACTCCCATCGACCCTAATACGTTTACAGTATCCTGAACGTCGTAAAACCTAGGGTGTTTAGTAGTGAAGTCTACTTTACCCCCAGATAGCACTACCCAGTACCTTTCTTTAATTAGTCTATTATTCTTTTCTTCTTCAGACAAGTGGACGTCTGGAGTAGGCTCTGTTAGCGGGGTAACCCTTGCTGTTTTTAAGTCAAAGTCGTTTAGAAAGGCTTGAAGAAAATGTATTGGCTCTCTGCCAGCTTTAGTTATGCCGTCTCCGTAGCTAAGGTTATAAACAGAAGCTCCCAGCCGCTTATCTTTAAGCTTAACTATGTAAGGGTTATTATTCCATAGTTCTGAAAATGAGGTTTCTACCCCTATTTCTAAAGTCTCGTGGTGAGCTTTATAAATATCTCTTACAGCTGCGGTCATAACAATTATGTCCCCTGCAGCTCGATTGTGCCTAAGTATTACAGTTTTTTTAGACATTATTTTTATTGGCCTTTTATCTTTGACTCAAAAAACTTAATTCCTTTAGTAAGCCTGTCAAGCTGGTCTTCGGGTGCTGCGTGTACTAGCCTTCTTATAACTTCGTACCCTTCTTCAAACCTATTAGTCCAATAGCAGGCTAACGAAAACTCATCGTCTATTCCCCAATCCCATATCCATTCTTGAACAAATAGACCATTCAGCTTCTTATGCAAGCTTCTGGCGTATTTGCCTATAATGTATGCTTGGTTTGATTTATTTGATAGCCTGCAGGCTCTAGCTGCTCCGTGTAATGCTTCTATCCTGTTTGGACAATGCTCTGATGCTTTTAAGTAAGTTTGTATAACATCTTCAGAAGGGTATTTTAGTATTTCTTTAATCTTAGCTGCTTCGTAAAGAGACATGTATACTTCTTCGTTCCAACCTCCTAAGGCTGCTCTTGCGTTATAATGATAGAGGGACTTATCATGTTTTCCGCAATCTCGATAAGATTGGGCAAGGTAGAAAGTATACCTAGTTATTAACCCTTTATCTTTTGTAATAGCCATTTCTTTTTCAATAGCTATAGCATCGTCTTCATATTTATTTTTGTTTTTACTTCTAGCTCCTCCAGACCCTAATTTTATTTCAATATCAGTAATAGTACTTTGGTTTTTTATAGGCTCATTGCACCTAACGAATTCGTGTACAGCCCCTTCGTAATAAAAGTCCATGTTATTTTTTGTTATATGAGGTCTTGCGTATTTGATTGGAGGCATGACGGTAACTATACTATGACAATCCATTACCAATTGATTTTTAATTATGTCTACTTTATCTTTATCGTAAGATAGAGATTCATCTGCATCTATCATAAGAGCGTAATCAATTTCTTTTTTTTCTCTTATTTTTTTTAGTGCAGATGTTCTATTAGCTCCAAAGTTAACCCATTCTTCTTTAAAAACTTTACCTTCTATTTTATTTTCTATAAGCCACTGCTCTATTACCTTTACAGTATTATCACTAGATCCAGTGTCGACTATAGACACATAGTCTATTAGCGATTTAGCGCTATCTAAGCATCTTGTTATTATGGATTCTTCATTTTTAACAATTGCGCATAGCCCTATTTTCATGACTTACTTTCTATTTATTAAAAAACTTTTTCCAAGAAAAAATACCGTAATCGTTTTTGGGTTTACTGTCATCTGGAGTTTTAGTATTTAATTGTTCTTCTACTTCATAGCAAGAACAAGGTATATCTACTAAAGTAGATTCTACTATTCTTGCATTACTGTCAGGTTTTCTATTTACGCAAGGCTCTGGGCAACCTTCTAATAATATCCAATTTACTTCAAATGATTTATTTTCATCTTGAGTTCCAACTGCTTGAGCCATCCAAGTAGAAAATAATTTATCGCAATCCCCTTTTTTGCAGGGAACTTCTTTTTTTACTTTTGGTGTTATTTTTTTTATTATAGGAGTAAACTCTCCGTAACCTAATGGCGCTCCAGACTTTACGCATCTATACCTACGTTTAGACGAGGCGCCTAATCCATTATCCGGCTTACCTACTCCGCCAGTATCCATAGCTCCCTCAGGACCTGCACAGTCGGGAGGGTAGGGCATTCCCCCATCACTTCCTACATAATCAACGGTAAGCGGTCTATCCCTGTCTGGTATTCGATTACCGGAATTAAAATAAGTAGATAAGCTTATGGTGGTAGACGTTGTGGCTCCTGTTGGAAACTTTATTGCGTTTGTAGGAATCCCCAATATAGACTGCGCAATAGTAGCTGGCGTTGCTGGGGTCCACCCAGTTGGGGCTAGTATAATTGCGTAGTGATACACCCCCTTATAGGGCACGCCTACTCTAACATATTTTTTTACTGGTTCCCCTTCAAACGTACTAGAGTTTTGGTCTTCGGCTTCGCAACCTTCAGCACAACTTTGTACTTTAACCCACTGGCCTACATCACACGGAGGGGGGTTTGCTGCTGCAGACGACGCTAGAGACGCAGATGCAAGTTCCTCTTCAGTGACTACACTAGTTACAATTCCATGAATTACAAATGTAGAATTTTCTATTTCCTTGGTTGTCATTGCATTAGAAGGTTCTATGTCGCCGGGTCCTGTAATAACTACAGCAGAACCTTCATAATAAGTGAAGGACCCCCCGTTCGTTATACTAATAGTAGCAAACCCACTACCTACAGCCCCAACTACTCCGGTAGCCCCTATCTTTTCGGTAACTTTAAACGTCGATTTCGTATCTGCATTTCTATCAAATACTATAGACACTGCGCTTTTGGATGCTCTTAGCCCTAAAGTTTCTCTTGGATTAATAGGAGCGCACACTCCTGTTATCTTACCTGGGCCTTTACCTCCTGCTGTATTTGGGCACCCTGTCGTAATGTCGGGTGCTGGGGAAAATATTACTTTAGGAGGAGCGTTAATAGAATAGTTTTTTCCACCATCTGTAATTATAACTTTACTAACTGATTTGCTACTATCGGTTATTTCGCACGTGGCTGTAGCGCCTTCCCCTACCATTGCTACTCCGTTTGTAGACTCTAGTATTTGTACTATTGGCGGGTTACCTTTACTAAATCCGCTTCCTTTTTGGTTAACATCTACAGATTGAGCAATTCCATTTACCGATTTTAGAGTTGTTATTACGTCTGGTCCTATTTTTAAAATCTCTGTACCAAGCAGGCCACTTCCTGGATTGTCTATAAAAACAGATTCAACACCGTAGCTTTCGTTTGCTTTTCCTTTATTTGCAACGGGCTCATCTGTTAATATTGCAGTAAACTTGGCGCCTCCGCCTCCTGTACTAAATGATATTGTTGGGGCAGTTGCGTAACCGCCTCCTCTATTTATAATCGTGACCGCTGTTATTTGCCCAGCTCGCCCAACAACCGCTACCCCTGTAGCAGTATTTATATTAACTTCGCCGTTTACTATTTCTTTAATACTAAAATATGGATCGCTAATTCCAATACTACTATTCTCTACAGTGTCATTAGATAAGGTAGGAGTAAAAGATAAAGTGGGGCTAAATCCTTTTGCGCCTATTTCCTGCCATTCCCACACTTCGTACCCGCAAGGAGGTTCGGCGCTTCCTTCGCTGCTTTGGCTAGTTAGACTACCAGAGCCGCTTCCTCCGACTTTATTACATTTACCTGTATCAGTAACTGTAAAAGTTATATCGTGGGTTTTAGTAGTGTCCGTCGGCACACCGTCGGCAGTTAAAACGGTTATTAGAAGACTTGCATTTATAGTTTTACCTGGTTGGTACAATTCATCGGGATTTTTTCCGCTCGATGGTAATGCAGTAAATATGCTATTTGTATATCCTGGACTGCTGCTGTAGTCCGCTCCTTCATCGAGCCACCCGCTAAACGATTCCCCACCAGATACAAAATCTGCATGATATTTAGGCCCTGCACCACCTCCGCCAGTTACAGAAAGCTGCCCTAAATTTTTTCCCAGAGGGGTACCACATGGAATATTACCTCCACTAAAACTTACGCCTAGGGGATCTGGGCTATTAGGGTTACTTATAGCCCCGGTAAAGCCTCTTCCCGGAAAACCTCCAGGGCCCCAAAATACTAAAGACGAAGACCCTCCTCCTCCTAATGTTCCAGTTTTTCCGTCAAGGTTGTCTTGGCCTCCAAAGGGGTCAATCACATTGCCATTAGAGTCATAATCATCATCGAGGCATCCTTCTTCAGGGCACTGCCCTTGAGGAGGAGGTAGAAGAGTTTCTGCTAAGTCAAAACCGCACTCTTCAAAAGTAAAATCAGGTCCGCAGGGGGATATTGGATCATCTTTTGCAGAGAAGAAAATTTCTCCTTCTTTGTTAACTATATATTCGTCTGGCATATCTATTTCCTTTAAAAGTAATAAATAACTATATTAAAATCATAAATAATTTTCAACATGATTTACTTGTTGTTAGTTGGCTCAATCGCAGCCGCACTTACAAGGTGCGTCAACTAGTGTAGACGTCTCGACAAACTCAGGTTGCGTAGGCTGATCGCTGCAGCACAATCCTGGGCAGCCATCTAACAATACCCAGTTAACTTTGTAAAGGCCTTCTTCATTAGGCTTTCCTATAGGATCGGCCATCCAAGTAGAGACGTGAGCTTCGCACTCTTCTTGGGAGCATGGCTCTTCTTTAAGAGCTAACTGACTGGCTGGGTCGTAGCTCAGAGGAGCGGGCCCTGGGGCATAGCATGGCTCTTCTTGCGGTTCTCCGTAATTATTGCACGCAGCGCCTATTGTTGGACAAATACAGCCAGGATTGCAGCTGTTGTTAGGTACATTTGGGTTAAGAATCCAAGCGTAAGGAGGAGGCGGAGGCTGCCAACCTGGCTCGTTAACTTGGAACCCTTCGCAAATAAGAAAGACGTTATTACAAGAGCATGCGTTAGGAGTCCAATAATTTGTAATTTGATCGTTACAAGTTGGATCAAAAAAACAATTATAAAAACAAGTCGCTTCACAATTTTCAACCGTGCTCGAGTAAAAATTACCAGTCGCAACATAAAATGGCGTGGTTTCAGGAGTATTTATACACGTATACTCAGTACAACAACCTATATCTCCCCCACCCCCCGTGCACCCTCCAGCTACGCAAGTTTGACCTGCTGGGCACACATTATTGCAACCACCGCAGTTGTTCGAGTCTGTTTGAAACGTCGAGTTAGCTACGCAGGTAGTTCCATTACAGCAAGTTTCATTGTCCTCGCACGGGTCCGGTGGTTCATCACCGCAGTCGCAAACTGGTTCTTCTTCTGGCATATCTTATCCCCTTAAATTGCGGGAGGTACGTGTAATTCTTCAATCATAGTAGCATCTTGTATTGTCTTACGCCTAGCCGCAAACTCTTTAGCAAGGTCGGACCTAGCTTTGCCATAATACATAAGCAATACAGTCATATCTTGTATGGTTTCAAATTGAATTTCATTTCCTTCCATGCTGATTAACCCTGGCAAGGGCAAGCCCATTGCTGACGCCTCTCTTGCAAGGGAGAACACCCCTACAATAAGGGCAACATCAGAAGGAGTAATACCTAGGTGATAGCCCTTACCAGAGTCCCAGCCTGTCTTCTCTAAAACTGCCCAGTCACTATCTACATTTTGTAATAGCCAAGCCTTTGCTTGAGAAACCTCATCTGGGGGAGCTGAGGGTACGTAGTTCCAAGCTTGCTCTGCAAGATTAGATATAAACCTACCAGTCTCTGAAGTGGGTAAGACAGGCATAGTTACATTTCTTGTAACACCATCTGAATTTGTTTTAATTAAATTAATGTTATAGATGTCTTCTGTTGCTACTCCTGAGGCATCTATCCTATTTGTCAAAATAATACTTAAACTTAACATACTTTTCTCCTATGTTTTAATGATGAAATTAAAAACTAACGCTGGTGGAATAATACCAAATGGAGTCCCACCTCCGGTATAAGAATTAGAAAAAGAATGTGTATGAGTTGCGCTTTCTGTTCCAGTAGTCGTAGTATGTGTATGCCCGGCTGTGGCTCCCTGCGTATTTGGTGTCCCATTAGCACTTCTGTTAGCACCGTCCCTTAAGCCATAGGAGCCAAATGATCCCACGTTTCTGCCCCAACCATGAGTATGATCAGCTGATACCGTACCACTTGTAGCAGTATGCGTGTGAGTAGCGCTTTGAGTTGCCGTGGCTGAGTTGTTGGTGTGAGTATGAGAGGCCATATTGGCTTCAGCTAATGTTACTGTTTCTGCTCCTAAAGTAGAACCCAATGTTCTAGCGGTTAAAGAAGTGCCCGTCCCAGCACCTATAGGTAATCTACCCCTCATGTCAGGCAGTGTGAAGGTGTTATTAGAATTACCAGCACCAAAGGTAGTACCAATAACTTTAAACAAATTGCTAAATGCCATTCTGTTTATAGTGCTTCCGTCGCAGACAAGCCAACCACTAGGGATTGTCGAGCCGGAGAAGCCCCTTATGATACCTGCTGGGGTGACAGATGCCGTTAAGCCTTGAAACGCACTACCTTTAGGAGCGTTTGTTGGTACCGTGCTATAGTTAAAAGATCCAGCCAATTGCTCACCTATATTTTTATAATAAAATTAATAACTATTGCTGGCGGCATAATTCCAAACGCAGTTGCAGCTGTTGCAGGCGTATTAGAGTTTGTAAATGTATGCGTATGATTAGCGCTTTCAGTTCCTGTGGTGGTAGAATGAGTATGGTTCTGTTGAATGCCGCCAGTACTAGGCTGGCCCGAGCTACTAGCCGTACCTGAGTCAAACAAGCCATACGAACCCGATGTGCCGGCAGTATGACTAAAATAATGTTGATGGTTAGCAGACGCTCCAGTAACGGTGTTGCTTGTGTGCGAATGAGTAGGGCTATCCGTTCCTATTGTAGCTGTATGAGTATGAGAAGGTAAATTAGTTATAGCCAGCGTAGCAGTTTCTGCACCAGCAGTTGCTGCTAAAGCTCTTGTGGTTAGGCTAGGGCCGGACCCCACGCCCATAGGGCATCTGCCTCTAATATCAGGTAACGTAAACGTAGTATTTGAATTACCTGCCCCATAAGTCGTACCGATAACTTTAAATAAGCTTTGATAAACACTTCTGCTCACAGCACTTCCATCACATATTAGCCACCCATTAGGAGCAGTAGACCCAGCAAACATTTCTATCACTCCGGTCGGTATGACTGCAGTGTTAGATGGTGCAAACGCACTACCTTTAGGGGCGTTAGTCGGTATCGTGTTATACGCAAAAGCTCCAGCCAACTGATCACCTATACTTTAATAATGAAATTAACAGCTATTGCCGGTAATAGTATTCCAAATGCGGTCCCACTACCTGTAGTATTATTCGTAATGCTATGTGAATGAGTAGCGCTTGCATTTCCAAAAGTAGTACTATGGGTATGATCAGCGGATTGACTTCCGGTTAGCGGTGTACCAGAACTAGAACCCGTAAGGGTATCTATGATACCAACTTGCGAACCTGTAGTTCCTATAGGCTTATTATAACTATGCGTATGAGTCACGCTTTGATCTAAGCTTGTGCCTGTGTGCGTGTGTGTGGCGCTTTCTGTGCTTACTGAAGTGGTATGGGTGTGTGAAGGTAAATTAGTGGTAGCTAGTGTAGTTGTCTCTGCCCCCAAAGCTGTACCTAGCGTTCTTGCTGTTAGAGAAGTACCTGTTCCAGCGCCCATGGGCAATCTGCCCCTCATATCAGGTAGTGTAAATGTACTATTTGAATTCCCAGCTCCATAGGTAGTTCCGATGACTTTAAATAGATCGCTATAGACACTTCTACTCACTACGCTTCCGTCGCAAATAAGCCAACCATAAGGGGCAGTAGATCCGGCGAACATTTGTATGCTGCCGGCTGATATAATAGTTTCTTGCACTGCTTGAAATGCAGAACCTTTTGGCGAATTGGCTGGAGTCATACCATAGCTAAATGCTCCTGGCATTAGTAACTACCTCCCATTACACAAACTTGTAAAGCAGTAGTACTAGCAGTAGTAGTAACACTAACGGAGGCAAAAAGCTTAAATGTAGGTGGTAATACAAGCGGGTTTACGAAAGTCAAAGTATTAGTAAACCCAGCAACAGTAGTGGAGGGAGTCACAGCTGTCACAAGTATTTCTGCAAACAAGAAAGCAGTAGTTCCATCCCATACCCATATGCCTACTATATTACCAGAAGTGGCTGAAGTAAAAGAAGTAGAGCAAGAGTTGACTTGAATACTGTCAATCCTTAGCCCATTAGTAGAGGTTGGTACAACCTCTACAATATTTGCTGCTGCAAGACTAGCTGTCGCTGTCGGGCCTCTAGTTGTACAAGCTGTTTGTGCTGCAAGAGTCTTTGCAACAAAGTATGGTGATTGAGGAAAAATAGGTGTTGATGTAACTGGCATATGTGCTCCTTTTTAGTATAGACAATTATAACTACAACCCGCCAAAACTACTAGCGATTATAGTGTTAGAGGCTCCAGCGGCTCCCGCGGCTCCGGTTGCTCCTTGTTGTCCAGTTGCTCCAGTTGCTCCGTTATTTCCTGTAGCTCCTGCATCTCCAGTTGCTCCGTTATTTCCTGTAGCTCCTACATCTCCTGTTGCCCCGTTATTTCCTGTAGCTCCTGCATCTCCAGTTGCTCCGTTATTTCCTGTAGCTCCTGCATCTCCAGTTGCTCCGTTATTTCCTGTAGCTCCTGCATCTCCAGTTGCTCCGTTATTTCCTGTAGCTCCTACATCTCCTGTTGCCCCGTTATTTCCTGTAGCTCCTGCATCTCCAGTTGCTCCGTTATT